ATCATTATTTCTCCAAACATAGTAATTCTCTGATTGCCTCTCTCTTACCCTTATAAAAGTAAGCATATTTGACTTGGTAGTATTTGTCTATTAATCTATCTATCATACATTTATATGGCCGTTTACATCTGGTTCTGGCACATATTCCTCTTTCTCTTTTGGTTGGTTCTTATATTGGTCACTCCACTCTGGTACCATCTCTCTTAATTTCTCTTCGTTTACACATAATACATTGTCTAGTTCTGCATCAGGATATTGTTCTCTCACAATAGGCACCCAATACCCAGGATATCTATTCGTCCACTCTATACACTGTCTTGGTGTACTAAATGTCGGTTGTTCAAATATGAATATATTAGGATTAGTAGGAGATGCCACTAAGAATACTACCATTAACCATTCTGTAATCATCACTCTTTCCCCTTATCTCTCGGTAATGGCTGTGACGGCCATTGTATAGGTTGTATCGGCATTTCATCTGGCCATTTTGCATTGTTGGAAAATTCTCGGAAATCTCTAATCATCTCTATGTTACCATCCCTTGGTTCAGTATTTGTTTATCTAGTGAGTATATGTCGTTGACCTCACTGTCCGGTTTGTTGATAGTCATATTCTCTTGTGATATTGGATATGGTGTCCGTATTGCGTCTTTTACACATTCTAGTACCATACTGTGTTTACCACCTTTTGAATTCTCTACTACATGTCGTATTGACAATATTAAATATCTTCCATGCCAATATGGCGATGGTTCTTCTCCTGATTTGTCTAATAGTGGTCGTATTGTAGGCATATCAAATTGTATCATGTCCCCTGCATGGAGGAGTGTGTTTCCGTGTACATTTAACACTAATCTCTGGTTCATATACTTTGCTCTTTGTGATACCATGACTTGTAAAGTGTCACTCTTTGACGGATGTTCGTAATCATTGTGTATCTTACTTGAATTGGTAACAGTCATCAATTTGGCCATCGGATTTGATGATAAATCAGTATTTGTGTCTTCAAATCGTACAAATGGCAATACACCTTTGAGTTGTGCCTTATCTGTATTATCATGTTCAGTGTGGAAATACTTGCCAAACTCATCGAAATAGTTATAATCTGTTGTTGTTATTGTCTTGTTAAATGCATCATGTCTTATCATTCTATTGGCAACCATACCATCGGTCAAATTATCTAATAGACTGACTGGTTTTTTAAATTCGTATGTAATTGCACTACGCATATCTTGGTTGACATCTCTGTTACCTGTCTTTGCATCTCTTATATTATTAATCTGATATGTGTACGCAAACTTAACTGGTCTTGCCGATACACCATTGACGGCCAACATACTTTCTATACTACGAAAGAAATAACCCTCTGAAGTTTCATAGAATACATAACCTGCGTTCTTGTATTTCTGCGACTTAGCTCTTGATGATAACCATTTGATTGCTTGTAATGGTTTCATATTAGGCACAACCACCTTATCACTAGAGGCAGTCGGTTCGTAATTTAATCTCTTCTTACTGTTTAGAAATGTAGGACTGTGGAATATATCATCAACAGCAAGTTCTATTTGTCCAGAATATGCCTTAGATACACGATGAATACCATTATAATATAACTCTTGCGAACAAAAATATATATCATACGCCTGACTGCGACCACTTGCGCCATCTCTTGCGACACTTTCAATTTTGTATATCTGGAAAGGGTGTCCTTCTTCTTCTACTGCATTATAACCAGGACAACCAGGTGTATTAAACTTGACATTCAGTCTTTCTAAACCTGTAATAGGTAGCATTGTGCGTACATCTTGCGTATCTTGTACGGTCACTCGACCTGTGATGTAATGTGAAAAGATATCTTCTTTGATTTCGAAAGACAAAAGAATATTTCTAATATCCTGATGAAATAAATCACCGGTCTCTGCTTCTCTATGATATGATATGATTTCACAAACTTCTAAATTGAAGTCGCCTGCCTCATTTATCTGGTTCTTATATTCCATGTCATTATCTTCTTATCAATTTTGTAAATTCAGTTAAAAATGTGGGTAGATATTGTGGTGATAATATTTTAATTTGTCTTTTCTGGTCTTCTAATCTTTGTTCATACTCGTAATTTGATACTGACTGACCATCTACATCGCTACTATCAACTTCTATCAAGTAATCGTAATCACTAGGACCTTGTGCTTTTGTTATACCACTAGATTGTACTTTTTCATAATGGTGTATACCATCAGCGTTGGTATATTTGTCATTCATATATGTTTCAAATGCTTGATATGATTTAGGCCAGTCATGGTATCTGTTCATCATAGAATTGATTGATAATACCAACCAGTGTAGTGTTGCATCGCCATAGACTTTAAATGCCACATCTTCAGGTTTCTCCCCTGGTTCTACATCATAACTATCTAATAAAACGAAATTGTCTTTGTATTTGTTTTTAAGTACAATCTTTCTAAAAATATCAGGCACTACCTTGGTATTACCATTGGCTTTCATATCGTACTGTAAAACTGGAAATTGTGAAAAATATGCCATTAGTAACCTGCCATTATCTTGTCTTTAGTGACAAGTTCTGTTTCTGTAAATCCTAGAGATAGTTTGTAACTTGTTGGTGCACCGTTATTAAATGTACTATACTGTGCCTCTGGTCCGTAATCTACATCTACACTTGTACACACCACTCTACCAACTTTATTGATGTAGTCGTTTTCACCTCCATGGTTCATGTACATAATTTCAAACTCTGATGGTACTGTAAACATACGACCTCTATGTTCTGCTGTAAAACCTGGTGCTGAATGATATTTAAATAATGTAATAATCTTTCTGACTGCCTCTAATTCTTTTGAGTTTCTAGGATGAAAATCAAACTCATATGTAAAACTTCTAAAATCTGGACCGGTATAGAATTGTTCTTCTTGTGGATTGATTGCCATACCAAATGCTTTACTTGTTAACTTAACGGGGTCACCTGCACCTGCCATACTGACTAATTCACCAACTAGGTTTTTACCGTATGTGATACCTGCTATTTGACCTGTTCTCAATGTTTCAACCATACCATCCATAAACCCAGCTGAATTCTTTATCGCAGCTGCACCTTTCAATATATCACCTGAAAATTCAGTTGCTTCTTGTTCGTATGAATTTTTATACGAAACTTTAACTCCTGGTGGCATGTATAATGATACTGCACCTGTCGTTGCTTTGTGTGTAGGGAATGATGCTAACACCGAACCTCTACTAGCAGCTGGAAACTCTGCCTCTGCTTTCTTTCGTTCTCTTATTGACTTAGCTGCTCTACCATTACCACCATCTTCAAATCCAAAACCAAAGTGGTTTGCAGCCTTTAAATCGTTTGCCTCTTGGCCACTATGTCTGCTTGATATTGTCATAAAGATAATGTAATGACCTACATCAAGGTTGCCTAAGTCTAATGGATATTGTATTTGTGAAAACCCTAATGGATTTCTTTTTAATTTCTCTTGTGTTGTTGATTTTGTTTCAAATGGTGATTTCTTAATAATCTCTTGTGTATTTGCAACATCTTTATTTACATTACCAGCACCAAACTGACTGCCTATAGCATCTTTTATACTATCAGCCGTATTTGATATACCATCCAAAAACTGTGTTGACATGGCACTTAACTTGGTTGCTACTTTGTTTGACATGAGTTATAAATATCCTTGTATTATGGTAATATTTATATAGATTATAGGTGACTAAATGAGAAAGAGTTATAAAGGTTTATACAAACCTAACAATCCCAAGAAATATGTCGGCGACCACAATAGAATAGTGTATCGTTCACTATTAGAGCGTAGGTTTATGGCATATTGTGATAGAAATGAAGATATCAAATATTGGGCATCTGAAGAATTACCAGTTCGATACTTCTCTCCACTAGACAACAAATGGCATAGGTACTTTCCTGATTTTATCATTAAAACGGTAAAAGATGAGAAGTTTATGATTGAAATAAAACCTAGTCGCCAATCAGTTCGTCCTAAAAC